TCGTGAAAGTCCGAGATGCCGGTGAAGTCGCCGTATTGCGGCGGAAGAGGCGAGACCGGAATTTTGCCGGTAACGCCGAAGCGACGAACGAGAGTGTTGATGTCGGAATCGTCACGGAATTGTTGTTGTGCCCGGGTGGGGTCCGGGCAAGAGAGGCCGGATTGATCACCGGCCAGATTGGTATCGTAGTTGTAGCCAGTACGGAAGAACGGGGCGAAGGTTTTGGCAGACATGGTAGAGGCTCCAGAAAGAGAAAAGCAAAGCAGGTTTTCAGGGTGCGAAGTGAAGTGATATGTAGATTTGAGGAAGTAGCACGCAGAGGAAGGAAGGTAGAGCAAGTGGGAGCCGACCGCCAAACGCAGACAGAGGCCCCCGAATTGAGACTACCGACCAAGTGTCCACTTGGGAGCACGTGGAGGAGGCCCACCGGTAGAACGGGTGGGAGGAATGCCAGGAGAAGGAGCTCGAGGAGCCGGAAGCTTGAGAGTCCAGGGAGGCATGAACTGCCGAGCAATAGCGGCCGCAGCGCCGCCATATTTAGCAGCATCGTCAAAGTAAGGACGCATTTGCCCGTACTCGGTGATATCGCGATCGTGTCGCGCCTTTAGGCCAGGATAGGCCATCGCATCGTTAAGAGCCAGGATGCCGGTACGGGCAGCCGTTTCCTTGTGGGAAGAAGCCGAAGCCCAATTGAGGCCGCGAACAGAAGGCTGGGTGGCAGCCTGTTCGCGATAGAGTTTGCCCAGGTCAGTCTGAACGCCAGTTTGAGCACGCTGAAGCTCGACAAGGCCACGCAACTGCTGAACGGTGGCATCGTACTGTTCGCCTCGCTTGGGAATGTTCTCCAGCTCAGCAATGAGGTTTTTGATCTGCTGATTCACCTGGTTGGTCATGGCGAAAAGATTCGCGGCCGACGCGCCACTGGTTGAAGTCTCCTGGGCAAGCTTAGGGCCGAGATAGTTTTCGGCAATGTACGCGTCCACGTTGTTCTTGTGGGTAGCGGAGGCCGCCTGGGCCGCCTGGGCATCCGTGAGCCGCTCAGTAGCCTGGAGATTTTGCAGCTCCTGGGCAAGACGCGCCCCCTGGGCGCCGGTGGAAATACCGGTGAGCTTCGGGCTGGTGAAAGAGGGAGAAACCCCCTCCGGCGTGGAGGCTCCCCCCTTCATGTAGGCAAGCATGGGATTAAGCCCGGCCGCCTTTAAGTCCTCAACGGCCCGTTGATAAGACGTGTTCGACATGCGCTCCTGGAACTCCATCTGAGCGCGCGCGTTGGCAGCGTTGGCCGAATTGGTCTCCTGCTGACCGGACGCGCCAATAAGGTTTCCCAGGATTGACGCCCCGGCGGGGATAAGTTGTTCCCACATGATCAGAAATGGTCAATCAGACCAGGAACCGAATACATCGGGAGCGGCCGAGTAGCGCGACAGGTGAAAAACGCATCCAGCAAAATCTGCTGGCCGTTCGCCGACGCACCGACAGCGACCACGCGAGACACAGGTGGGGTGTCCTGGACAAACGTGGAATTGAGAGTCGGAAGAGTCGTAAACTTTTGCGAAAGGTGCCAATTGTCGATGGTGCCCGAGGCCGTAGAGCGGAAAAGACCCGTGATTTGGCTCGGGTTGTAGCGATACTCAGCCCAGCGTTCCTGGTAACCGAAAACGTCGGCGTCAGCCGCCGCGCCGGTGCAATAGATTTCCTTGTTCAGAATCGCCTGCTCGCCCAGCATAGCGAAAGCAGGGAAATAGAAATCGTAGCGAGTACTCCGCGACCACATTTTGCGCAGCCCTTGCTGGTAGGTCAGATCAGCGCGGACGGAAGCGAGACCGATAATCATGCCGTGTTCAGTGAAACTCTGAGTAAAGCCATGGCCACGAGCCAGAAGCGTACCCATCGCCGCCAGGTTGCCCTGGGGCGTAGTGGTGCCGGAAGCGCCGGAGCCGTTGGTCTGCGCAATCGGATTGATCGCAATGGGCGTAGAACCACCGCCCAGGTACTCAGGCCGCTGGAGCCGGGCATCCGGGGAGATAACGCCGAAATGAGCGCGAACGATCTCGGTATAACGGGTGCCGCCCCTGGCGTCGCGCTCCAGGAGCTTCTGAATCTGGAACGCCTGGCGAAGCTGGTTGATAGTGGCAGCGGTAGCAGCAGAAAGATCGACCTCCAGGCCTGATTCGCCAGAGGTAACCACGCCCATAGCCACGTTGGCAGGGCCCGCGCCGGCAGCGGCCGTGCCGGCAGCAGTGTTGTAGTTGCCGGTCAAACCCTGGAGATAGGTCGCGGTGGTAAGACCGTAATTCGTAGTGCCGTTGGTGAGGCCGAGCGCCTTGCCGTTGCCGTAGACAGGAGCAGTGTCGCCCAGGGGCAGAGAAACCGCATCACCCTTCTGAGGCCAGGGAAGAGCACCTGTGAAATAGTCCTTGCGCTTACCGCGCCGAAGGAGCGTGTAGTCCGAATAAAGATCGGGGCCGTCATCCCGATCGACGACGACGGAATCCTGGAGATTTTCGTCCCGGAACCACTCGTTATAGATGAGGTTGTAAGCCCGCTGAAACAAAGCGGAGTGCGAGACAGTGTTGCCGCCACCCACCTGGCCGACGGTGGGTAGACCCATGTAATCCTGGAGCGATGAGACCGCGTAACCACCGGCAGGACTGACAACCTGGGGAATCGTGTAATCGATCGAATCGCCAGGATCAACCTGCTCTCCCATGAATTTTTGCCAGTTGTCCCACACCAGGCGGTTGGGCACGAAGAAGAAAAACGTGTCCATGTGGAGGTTGTCCATCACCGGGAAGATCGGCGTCGCCAGGCGACCGAACAGCGTGGACTGAAGGGAAAACGAATCGCCAGGGAGAACCTCATCCAGGTAAATCGGAACCAGGTAACCGGCATCGAACGCGGTCTTGTGGGTTTTCTCGATCTTGAAGGTAGAACGGGGAATGTCCGCCTTCGGAATCATGCTGAACTTGTGAACATCAACGGATTTATTGCGATGCATGGTCAAACCTCCGAGTAATTGGTGGCCTCTTCAATAGGCTCAGGTGGACGAGGAACAATAGCGCCGGTCTGGTCATCAAACTCAGCCAGCAGATAAAGGGTGTAGTCGGTCGGATGCTTCTTGAGGGGAGAGTCCGCCACCTTGCAATCCTCGCCGAAAGCCCGAATAGCGACACCGAGCGCGGGAGCGACGAAGGGACGAAGGTAAGCCTGCAGAGCGCGATCATAGATAGCGCAAATAACGTGACGAGCCATTAGAGTTTCCTTTTCAATGAAGAGATACGCGCCTTAAGTACAGTGTCAGCCACGCGACGGCGCACAATAGTCGCATGCTCGGAACGAATAGCGCCGGAATCAGCGCGGCGCTGCATAAGATGATCGAACTCACCAGCGTCAACCAGGGAGTAGACACGATCGTAATATTTGGGCGGGGTGCACTGCACAGCACCTACCACGACCTTGCCATGGGGATAAACGTCTGACATATATTTTGTGATCCATCCATGCCCGATGCCCGGTTTTTTTGACATACACGCATAGTCAGGGCGTCGATCAGTAACGACGCCATCAGAATCAACGAAACGATAATGATCAGCCTGGCGAGCACCATTGACCTTTTTCATGACGTAGCGGGCGGTATAGGCGGCCGACTCAAACGTGAGCTCGCCGAAGCTAGCGAACCCGAGCTGCCAGAGGGAATCAAGTTCCGCAGAACCAAACGAATCAGCGCCGGATTCGCCTGTACCGTAATAACGTCCGTCAGATGGCCGGTAGCCGAATAGCAAAGCATGGTAGTGGGGACGTCCGAGCTCTCCGTATTCACCGCACATGTAGAAGCGCACTTTTCCATGTTTTTTGCGGAGACGCTTTATGAAAAGCTGAAAGTCCCGATGCACCAGTGTAGAACCGGCGGGGAGGTTTTTTTCGTCATAGGTGAGGGTGACAAAGCAGGACTCAGAATGCAGAGTACCCTCATGGACGCACCTGACAGCCCATTGGCGGGAACGTTCCAAACGACAACCCGTACATTGACCGCAAGCGAGATCGTACTCAGCAGCAGCGTCAGCAACACGAGTGAAAGTAAGCTCACCGCTCCAGCTCTTCCAAGCATGGAGCGGATTCGAACACGCCACGGCTCAGAGGCGCCAGCCACCACGGTTAGGGCCGCTCATATTGGCGGCCTTGGTACGGCCGACCTGGCGGCGGAAAGACTTGGCGGAGCGACGCTTGTTGGAACCGAAACGGCGGGAAGGGCGCATGGTAGACCTCAGAAAAGGGATTTGGAGTAAGTAAGTAAGGTAACACCAATTTGCATTGGTGTCACCTAGACCAGTTACATCAAGTATATGACTGGTCAAGCGCCAGAAACTGGCGCAGGGGTGGGAGCGGGAGCGGAATCAGGGGAAGGCCCCGCAGAAGGCCCGGAAGGGCCCTTGTAGGGCTCCGGGAGGGTTGGTGAAGGGGTAGGTACCAACAGACCGAGTTTTTCCAACTCGGAGCGATTTGACGCGTTTGTGGCGAAATCGACAAATTCGCCCGGGTCGTTGT